CGATCGGCTAAAAATAGTTGAAACGGCTAGTTCTCGCCAGTTACCGCTGGTTCGGGCTGATTTTGCTCTGATCGGTGCTGGTTCTTGTGCGCCACGATTGGAAACCAGCATTGAAAACTTTGCTGGTTCTTATGGTGCTGAAGTCGCCAATTGGTCTGCCGAGTATTTGGGTATTCCGTTCATGGATTGGCAAAATCACATTGCACACAATTTGTTGATTGCTGGTGATGATGGTGAGTTATTGCATCGCCAGGGGTGCTTGTCGGTGGCTCGACAAAATGGAAAATCCACGTTGGCTAGTGCATTGCTCGGTTGGTGGGCAACAGATTTTGCTAAGCAGCGCGGTAAAGCGCAAACAATAATTTCGTGCGCCCACAGGCTTGATCTTGCTTATGAAATGTTCTTGAAACTTGCGCCGATTTTTGAATCAAAGTTTTCGGGGATTGTGTCTTGGTCAATTGGTAGGAATCAAGTTGAGTTTCCTGACGGTACGCGTTGGATCATTCGAGCGGCGACACCAACTGTTGGTCACGGTATGGCGGCAGTTGATCTTGTTTATGTTGATGAGTTGTGGGCTGTGTCAAGTGATGCGGTTTCACTTGGTTTGATGCCAACACAACGCACAGCAAAATCGCCAATGATGTTCATGACATCAACCGCTGGTGATGAATCCAGTGTTGAATTTCTTAAATGGCGTGAACAAGGTTTGCGAATTATTGACAGCAAAAAACAAGGCAAACTTTATTTTGCGGAATACTCGCCAAAAAATACTGTTGACCCGATGAGTCCTGAAGCGTGGCACGCGGCTAATCCTGCAATTGATGGTGGCACTATTTCGTTGGATGTTCTTGAAGCAGAATCCGAACAACCGAACCGCGCGGCGTTCATTCGAAGTTCGGTCAATCTTTGGTTGGCTAGTTCGCAGGGCTGGATTTCCCCAGGCGTGTGGGATGCGCTGGTCACTACTGATCCGATGCCGAACGGTGGTGTGTTGGCTGTGGAAGTCAGCCAGGATGAATCGCGTTATATCGGTTTGCGTGGTGCGATGAATCCGCAAGGTAAATGCCAGGTGACTGTGGCGTTTGTCAAGGACACTTTGCAGGATTGCATTACAGCGATTGAAAACGAAATTAAGGATCAAACCACCAGGCTGTTGGTGACACCCACACTTGAATTGTCAATGCCAGCAAAGTTGATTAGTCGAATGCAGATTGTCGGCAACCGTGAATTGATCCGCTGGACAGGGCTTGCGCGTAACGCGATTATTGAAGGCAAAGTTGCCCATGACGGTTCAACACTGTTGGCACAACATGTTCAGCGCGCTGTGGCTGTCAAAGTGCAGGGCGCAGTTACTCTTTCATCAATCCGATCACCAGGGCCAATCGAGTTGGCGCGCGCGCTGTGTTGGGTTGTGGCAATGGCTTCAAAACCTGTCACGACAAGAAAACCGATGGTGTTTGTTTCAAACCGCTAATCTGACATTGGGCAGGCGTTTACTGTTTCTCTTTCTCGGTCTTACGGAAGCGCCTGCTTAATACACCATCAACTGTTGGCGTGGTGGCATACTTTTAACATGGCATTATTCGGCACACCAAAAAATAAAGCGATTGCGGCCGCGTCAGGCGGTAGCGCATCAGCCGCCATGATCGGCGATTATTTCACATATACACAGGGCGAATTATTTAACCGCGCAATGTCAGTGCCTGCATACGCGCGCGCTGTCGGATTGATTAGCAGTGTTATTGGTTCAATGAAATTTGAAATGTATAACGAAGTTTGGAATGAACAAACACGCGAAATGGAATGCAGATACATAGCACCACGCAGTTGGTTACGCAGGATAAACCCTGCCACCACAAACAATTTCATGCTTTCATGGACAGTTCAAGATTTGGTGACGTTCGGAAGGGCGTTTTGGTTTATAAGTTCACGCACAAACGATGGTTACCCTGCGTCATTCTCTCGACTACCAGCCGCAATGATTACCAGCACAGATCAAACACAAACCATTTGGTTCAGTAAAGCTTCAAATCTTTATTTCAACGGCACTGAAATTTCTGTTGATGATGTTGTGCAATTCTTGTCAGGCACTGAAGGTGTTGTGTATGCATCGCAAAGAACTATCAACACGGCAATCAAACTGGATGAAGCGGTTTACAGGAACGCATCATCAGCGATCCCATCAGGCATTTTACAAGTACAACCAAACTCGGAATCCATGTCAGCAACCGATCTGCAAGAACTGGCAGCGACATTCAATGAAGCGCGCATGACACAAACCATCGCGGCGCTATCACCTGAAGTGCACTACCAAGAACTGATGACATCGCCTGACAAAATGATGCTTGTTCAAAGTAGCGAATTTATGCAAATGCAAGTTTCTCGAATCGTGGGTGTGCCTGCATATTTGTTGAATCTTTCGGTGGGTTCATACGCTTACACCAATAGCGCTGAAGCACGCCAGGATGTTTGGACATTTGCGGCCAAAAATGTGGCCGAATGCATCAGCCAAACATTAAGCATGAATCAAGTCTTGCCAAACGGAACTTATGTCAAATTTGATATCTCAGATTTTGTTGATGGCGACATTATGCCCGAGCGATCAGACATGCCACAAAATGACCGAAGCGAGAATGTAGGATCAGACTCATGATCAGATTTAGTCCCTCTCACTTGATCACGGTTGATGCGGCAGCGGCAGGGGAATTGCCGCGCCGATCAATCAGCGGTGTTGCTGTTGAATGGAATCAAGTCGCAGTAGTTTCATCAGGCGAAAAAGTTATGTTCTTGCCAGGCTCGCTACCAGTTGACGGCCGAAACCCAAAACTTTATCTCCAGCACGACCCCATGCAAATAATTGGTCAAGTGGTGGAAAGAATTGACAGCGGAGACGCGCTCATGTTTAGGGCGACAGTTTCGGCAACCGAATTAGGGAATACCGCATTGACTTTGATGGGTGATGGCACTTTGTCGGAAGTGTCAGTTGGTGTGAATGTAGAAAAATTCAGTTACAACAAAGAAAACGTGATGATGATTGAATCAGCCACGTTTAACGAATTATCGGTTGTTAGCCAACCAGCGTTTGCAACTTCCGTGATAACGGATGTCGCGGCGAGTATCCCACAAACCGAATCAGAAATCAGTAATAATGATCAACAAGTCACAGAAAAGGAATCACCAATGACAACAGAAATCACACCAGTAGTTGAAGCACAGGCAGCAGTTGAAAAATTGTGGGCACAGCCAACACGCGCATTCAAAATGCCATCCGCAGCAGAATACATTGCAGCAGCCTTTACAGGTGGCGAAACATTCTCACGCATGGTTGAAGGCATTCGAGCGGCAGCTCCAGACGTGAATACTGGAACGCTTGATGGCTTGCTCCCAATTCCTACAGTGGCTCCGATTTATAACAACCTTCAGGGCTATCGTCCGATCGTTGATGCAATCACACCACGCGCGATGCCAACATCAGGCAAAGTGTTTATTCGCCCTAAGGTAACAACGAACGTTTCACAAGGATTGGTTACACAATCAACAACGATTACTGCTGGTCAGTTCATCGTTGATGACATCCCAGTTACTAAGAACATTTATGGTGGTTATGTAAGTTTGTCGGAAGCATCAATTGACTGGACTTCACCTGAAGTTCTTGGCGCGTTGCTTGATGACATGGCTCGCGTTTACGCCAACACAACAGACAATGTGGCCGCCGATGCACTTGCAGCAGGCGTTTCACAAACTGCAACACTTACCGATGCAGACGATCCAGCAGACTGGATCGCATTCGTTTATGAAGCGGCAGTGACAATTCTTGAAAACTCAAACGGCAATTTGCCAACACACATTTTCATGACACCTGCATACTTTGGCGCGCTCGGCCGATTGGTTGACTCAACAGGTCGCCCATTGTTCCCAGCGGTTGGCCCAATGAATGCTTACGGTCAAGTAACACCAGGAAGCACTGACGCAATGGCATTTGGTTTGCGCGTAGTGGTTGATCGTTTCTTGCCAGCAGGCAACCTGATTGTTGGTGACGCTTCAGGCTTCGAGAACTGGGAACAACAAAAAGGCGCGATCAGCATTGAGAACCCTTCACAACTTTCACGCACAATCGCATGGCGCGGATATTTCGCATCCATCATGATTGATGCAACTAAGTTCGTCAAGCGCGGCTAGTTAGGGCGGCTTAACCGCCATGACAATTTACACAGTAATTTCAAAACAGTTACTAAACGATTATGCGGTATTACAAACGTTAGAAAACGCATCGTTTGAAATCGGTCAACAAATAACGGTTGCAACTGTTGGCGCAGATTTCAACGGCACAGTTGTTGTGTACGCAGTACCGCAGTATTACTACATTGGCACTGATGGCAACGGATTTCCTGCATTCAATCCAAACATTCCGATCAATAACCAGGTTATGTATGTCGCGGTTGGTGACGCTGTCGAGCGCACACCAGCGACAGGCACAATTGAATTTGATCCAGTTTGCACTTGGATTGATGAAAACGATATTGCCGATTGGTTGGGAATAGAAGTCGCTACCGCAGGCGATGAAGCATTCCTAATTGTTTGTGCAGCGGCCGCTAACGCATTTTGTAGTTTGCGCCGATTTGAAAACGGCTATTTTGATTCATTAAGTGTTGCACCAACTAGCGCTGTCAAACTTGGTACAACGATGTATGGCGGCGCGCTGTATCGCCAGCGAGGATCAGCAGGTCAAGATTTCGCAACATTTGACGGCATGGCACAAGGTTCAACAAACGGACTATCTGCAATCGTAAAACAATTGTTAGGAATCAATCGCGCTGTGGTCGCCTGATGCCAGCAAACTATTCAGATTTATTCAATACCGCACTGGATGATTTAACAGACTTCCTGCAAACAACAATGGGATTGCAAGTTGTAAATGATCCACGATCAATTGTTCCGCCTTGCGCGATGATTTCGGCGTGTTCATTCGAAGCCTGGAACAGCCAGGTTGTTGACATGTCATTTCCTGTCAGCATCGTGACACTTGGGCCAGCCAACCTTGACGCGATGCGGTCACTGCTGAACCTGTGTTCTTTAGTTCTTGGTAAAAATGTTGCAGTAACTTCAGGCAGGCCAACCAGCCTTGAAATTGGTAATGCGATTTATCCTTGTTATGAACTTATGATCAAATTGACATCCAAATCCACATGATTAGCGAATAAACCTGCTAAACCTGTACTAACGAAAGGCATATCAAATGGCTATCAATTATCAATCAACACCACAATTTTTCGTGGATGGAATCGATCTTTCTGCATGGGTTACAGCAGGAACAGCAAATCAGACATTCGAGCAGTTGGATAAAACCACATACGCGATTGACTACAGATCATTCGTGCCGGGTCTCGCATCAAACAGTGCAACGATCACTTTGTACTTGGACTATGCAGCGGCCGCGACTTATGCAACATTGCAACCGCTGGTTGGCACGCAAACAGATATCAAATATGTTCCAGCAGCAGGCGCGCTAAGTGCCACAAATCCTGCGTTTGAGTTAACAGGATGCCTGTTGGCCGCGATGCCTGTGCTAAATATGACGCTTGGCGAATTGCAGTCAATTGATCTTGAATTCGTTGGTGGACAATTGACCATCGATACAACACCATAAGCAAACGGTCAACGGCCGAGAAAAGGAACACATGAAGATCGGGCTTGAAATTGATTTGAAGAATGGCGAACCGCCACAAACTCTTTACACAAATATGTTTGTGATTACTGAATGGGAATCGTTAGAGAATCGCAAGATCAGTGATGGTCGCGGTATGGGTTTCGGTGACATGTGTTGTTGGTGTCATATCATTTTGAAACTTGCTGGCGCGAAACTTCCAGCAACTTGGAAACTATGGGTCAAAGAAAATCCCGAAATGACAATCGTTAGTGTCGAGGATAAAACAAACCCAAACCATATGGGCGGGGCACTTACCGAAGGCAACTAGCAGAAATGCTGGTCTCAGTAGGGTGGTGGCCGCCGCAGATTACCTTTGACCACAGGGACTTGGTGACAGTCATTAGTGTTATCAATACACGGAACAAAGGCAAAAAGTAATTATGGAAGCATCAGTCAAAATCTTTGGCATTCAACAGACGTTGAAGGATTTGAATGACTTTGACAAAACGTATCGCAAACAGGTAACTAAGGACATCAAAAAGGAAGGCGATGTTATTGTCGCTGACGCTAGGGATGCTGTGCAGAAATTTGAAAACTCGGCTGGCAACGGTGCGCCATTGTCTCGAATGTACAAATATTCACTAATCAAAGGCAGATCAGTTTTTTGGACTACCAGCGCTGTGCAAAAAGGCTTCATTACTAAAGTTGGCAAACGTGGCAACAAAGCCAAAACCGTGATGTTCAAAGATCGGTTTGACGCAGAAAACAATCCACGCGAATCACACGTCGTTTCATACAAGGCCACACCCTACGAACTCATGTCAATGCAACAAAAAGATATTGCAGGCGCAATCTTTGATCATGCTGGCAGAAAGAAATCAACCAAGTTCACTGAGACACTAAACAAGGAAGAAGGGCCAGCGCCGCGCGTACTTGAAAAAGCGGTAATGAAGAACCGCGAAAATGTTGTTCAAGGCGTTGAAAAGATTATTGATAAAGTTATGCAAACACTAAACAAGAAACTGGTGGTTGAACATGGCAATTAACATCCCGATCATTTCAAGCCTGGACACAAAAGGATTCGACAAAGCACAAAAAGAATTTGCGTCACTTGATGGCGCTGGCGCAAAAACTGGCTACGCACTAAACAAGGCGCTAGTGCCTGCGGTTGCAATCGTTGGCGGTTTAGCAGCAGGTCTTGGTTTCGCGGCTAAGGCAGCGGCTGAAGATCAAAAGGCACAAGAATTGTTAGCCCAACAGTTACGCACTTCCGCGATGGCTACTGATGAAGCGATTGCCAGCAATGAGCAATTTATTTCGGGGATGTCGCGCGCGTTTGCTGTCGCTGATGACGATTTAAGGCCAGCGATGGCGAGCCTGGTGCGATCCACTGGTTCGGTTGAAACTGCACAATCTTTGATGACTACCGCGCTCGACATAGCGGCGGCCACTGGTAAAGATTTGGAAACAGTCACACTGGCATTGGGTAAGGCGGCGAATGGTCAAACGGCGGCGCTAACAAAACTTGATCCATCGTTGAAAGGTGTTATTGATTCGTCATCAACATTGGATGACATCACTAATGCGCTGGCGGTTTCGTTTGGTGGTGCGGCGAGTACAGCGGCGAACTCATTTGAAGGCCGTATGAAAGGCATGACAATTGCGCTTGATGAAACTAAAGAATCAATTGGCGCGGCACTG